GCACTTGATGCCGCAGATGGAACTGAATCAGATAATGTCGTTATAGGCAGAAATGCAATGGGTGCTGTTGATGAAGGAGGCTCTGCTCTTGCAGATGGCAATATTGCTATTGGTACAAATGCGTTACTTGGAGATGTTTTTGGTAGTTCGGAAAGTTTACTTGGTAATATTGCTATTGGTTATCAAGCCCTCGATGCTACATATCAATCAGCTCAAACTGGTACAGTAGCGATAGGTTATAAAGCATTCTCTGCCGCTAATAGTGTAGATACGACTGGAGGTGTAGCTATAGGATATCTTGCTGGTGGATTAATGACTGAAGGGGTGGCTAATACTTTAATCGGAAGTAACGTTGGGAATCAAGGAACATACGGATTAACTACTGGAGACCAAAACACAGCTCTTGGATACAAAGCACTTGGTGGAAATGCAGGAGCGCATGGTACTACAGTGAATAATAATGTTTGTGTGGGATTTCAATCTGGTTATGTTATGCAAGGTGCTTCGAGTGATAATGTACTGGTTGGTTCATATGCTGGAGTGGCAGTGACAACGGCAAAGAAACTTACTTTACTTGGTAAGTCGGCTGGTGCTGCTATTAGCACTACTGGAGGCAGTAATGTTAGTGATGGCACAGTTGCTATCGGATATCAAGCTCTCAACGCCCTCACATCTGGTGCAAATAATGTAGTTATTGGATATACTGCCGCATCATTACTTACTACAGGTGGTAATAATACTGTGCTTGGTGATGCCGCTTTTAATGATGCCGCAAGGACTGAATCGGATAATATAGCTATTGGACAAGCCGCCTTGGGAAATATTGATGAAGGTTCTGGGACTGCCTCCGCAGATGGTAATATTGCTATAGGCAGTAACGCTTTAATTGGTGGTTCTTTTGGTTCGGCTGATAAAGTGTTACTTGGCAATATTGCAATAGGTTATCATGCGTTGGATGCAACAAACACAAATGCTCAGACAGGCACTATTGCAATCGGATACGAAGCCCTCACCGCCCTCACATCTGGTGATGGGAATGTTGCTATTGGTTATCAAGCTGGGGCTGCTATGACTACTGCAAATTATAATGTTATATTAGGGCATGTTGCTGGCAATGATTTAACGACTGCCGATTCAAATGTTGTTATAGGATATGGGGCTATGGATAAAGCAACTACGCAAGCCTCTAGTAATGTTGCTATTGGATTGTATTCTATGAATGGAAACTGGACAAGTGCTGATGTAAACAACTGTATAGCTATAGGTCAACAAACTTTAGATGGTGTTTTAACGACTACCGTCTCAGGAACTGTTGCTGTTGGACATCAAGCACTCACAGCCCTCACAACTGGCACAGGAAACGTCGCAATCGGTGCTGGTGCATTGAAAGGACATACTACTGGTAATCACAATATTGCAATAGGAAGTGGTTCGATGGATGGTACTACGAGTGTACCAACTGGTAATACTAATATTGCTATGGGCACTAATTCTTTAGGTGGTGCATGGACTGGTACTACGAGTGAAAATAATACGGCTATTGGTCATTATACAATGCAAGCCGCAATGGATGATTCCGCCGCTAATTTAGGGGTTGGTAATTATTCTTTATATAACCTAACTACGGGAGACCAGAATGTTTGTCTTGGCTATGGTACTGGCTATGGCATTACAGGTGGTAGTTATAATATTGCCATTGGTGTTTCAACGATGGATGCTCTTGTTACAGGTACAAGGAACATAGCGATTGGCGCTAATCTTTGTTTTAGTGCCGCAAGTGGTGCTGAATCTGATAATATCGCTATTGGTTATGATGCAATGGCTAATCTTAACCATGATTCAGCCGCTGGAAATATAGCAATAGGAAATTATGCTGGTGATGCAATGGGTGCATTGGCTCATACTAATAATACATTACTCGGACTTTATGCGGGAAGTGGAACATGGACTGGTACACTCTCAACTGGTAATGTGGGTCTTGGTGCCTATGCTTTGAATGGTGCAATGAATGCTTGTAATTATAATACTGCTGTTGGCTATGCCTCATTGAGTGGTTTAACTACAGGTGTTCAAAATTGCGCTGTCGGTAATAATGCGGCGGTTGCTTTAACTACTGGAGATAATAATGTTGTAATGGGTTATCAAGCATTAGATGCCGCAACAACACAAGACGAATGTGTAGCTATAGGATATGGTGCTCTTGGAGCCCTTAATCATGATGATGCTGACGGGACTGTTGCTATTGGTTATCAAGCTGGCACCGCAATTACGGACGGAACAGGAAATATATGTATCGGTTATAGCGCAGGTGAAGCTCTTACAACTGCTGATAATAATACTGTATTAGGATTTCAAGCATTAAGACTTGCTTCTACCCATTCAGGTAATACTGCGATTGGTTATCATTGTCTGGAGCCTATTACTGGTGGTAGTGGAGGTGATGGTAATAATAATACTGCTGTGGGTGCTGGGTGTTTGCCAGCGGTAACAACTGGTATTCAAAATACTGCGATGGGAGAAACTGTAGGTGGGGCAATTACAACAGGCGATAATAATATATTAATTGGCGGTAACCTGAATACTGATGCCGCAGATGCTGGTAACAGAATTGCTATTGGTATGGGTTTTAACACTGATGCTGATAATACTTTTCAGTTTGGTAAGGCAAGTAACATTGTTCAAAATACTTTTACTTCTAATGCTAACTGGGCGCAATCTTCCGATAAAAGATTAAAAACAAGTATTAATGATAATGATTTAGGTCTTGATTTTATTAATGAATTAAAAACTAAAACCTATAAGTGGAAACCATCTAATGAAGTTCCAAAGGAATTAACAAGACATTATAACGAAGAAAATAAAAAAGATACTGATGTTTTAATGTATGGAATGATGGCTCAAGAAGTTAAAGAGTTAATGGATAAATATAATCATTCTGAATTTACAGGATGGTCAGAGCATAGCGATGGTTCTCAAGATTTATCAAGAGAAATGTTTGTAATTCCACTAATTAAAGCAGTACAAGAACTTTCTACAAAAGTAGAAGCTCAACAAAAAGAAATTGAAGAATTGAAAAAGTAATAATACTTAATTTGGAAAATAATTAAGATGAAAATATTTATAGTAAATAGGATATAATTAGATAGTTATATATAAGAGGTTATATGAAATACGCATTTCTAATTCCAATATATAATACAATTAGTGGTAGATTATTACCACAATTCTTAAATTTACAAGAGTGGTGTCCACAATTAGATGGAAAGATATACACTATAGTAGGTAGAACACATGCAGATGCAAGAAATTGGTTATGTACTGATGGTGGTGGATTTAGTAATCCCAATAAATTAATAAATAAAGTAGATTACTTAGTTTGGATAGATGCAGACCAATCATTCAATTATTCACAGTTAAGTACGTTATTAGAGTATGAATCACAGTTTTGTGCAGGTTGGTATGTGAAAGATTTGAGTAATACGGTAATGATAGCAGATTGGAATGAAGAAGATTTTAAAAAACAAGGTACTATGAACTTTTGGAACTCAAATGAAGTCCAAAAACAGAAAAAACCATTCGAAGTAGATTATTGCGGGTTTGGTTTCACTAAAGTGTCTACTGATATACTAAAAAAGATGGAATATCCGTATTTTAGACAAAGAGTAGTAGAAATAGGTAAATATAAAGAGAATGTATCAGAAGATGCGAGTTTTTGTTTAGATGTAGCAGAACAATTAGATGTAAGACCAAAAATATTACCGCAATTAAGAATTAATCATTTGAAGGAATTATATATTTGATTATATTTATGTATAAGGAGATTTGAATGGCTTATTTAGTAGTAAAACAGTTATTTCCAGCACCAAGTGCTAGTAGAAGTGGTAGTGCAACTCATACTGATCCATGGTTTGCACAAAGAAAAGTATATGTTGGTAGATTGAGTGGTAGTGGAGACACACTTTGGGAATTTAGTGGTAGTGGAGCAGAAGCGAATGCAAATGCTAAAGCTGCACAATTAAGTGGTTCAGATGATACAGGTAGAAAATATAAAGTTATTCAAACTTAAAAAAAATACATTTTTGTATATTTATAAGATATATATTAATGAACTAATAATAAGGAGTTATTAAATGGCTAAAGAAATTAAATTTTCGGATGACGAGTTACAATCTCTTAATGAGTTGAGTCAAGGTTATCAAAACGTACAAGCTGCTTTTGGTCAAATGAAAGTTCAACATATTTTGGCAGAGCAACAATTAAGTTCTCTTGAAGAAGCTGAAGTACAGATGGAATCAGATTATTCTGATTTACAAGAAAAAGAACGTGAATTGGTACAGCAGTTAAATGAAAAATATGGTCCTGGACAATTAGATCCTCAAACAGGAGTATTTACACCAGCACCAGAACCTGAAACTGAAGAGCAAGAAGTTCCGGAACAAGAAGACGATTCTGCTAAAGCTTAAATAATCTCCAAAGCGGTTGTATTTTGAAAATTTTCCTTATACTTATAGATAGGAAAGTTTTACATTAATTTTTAACCTTTTAAGGAGAAAACACATGGCAGAGAGAATAGTAAGTCCGGGTGTATTTACGCGTGAAAGAGATTTATCTTTTCTTCCACAAGCAATTTCTGAAATAGGTGCAGCAATTATAGGACCAACTGAAAAAGGTCCTTCTTTTGTACCTACTATAGTAAGAAGTTTTGAGGAATTTGAAAAGACTTTTGGATCTTATAATTCGGCTTATTACACACCTTACACTGTAAAAGAATATTTAAGTTCCGCAGGAACTGTAACAATAGTAAAAGTTGGGTATCTTGGTGGATATAAAGTTACTGGATTTAATTTAATAGTAAGTGGTTCACCAACACATTTGGGCGCAGAAGGAAAAATGGTTGTTGCAACTTTCTTGCCAGCGGTTAACAACAGTAATGGCGCAGGAGATATAAGTGGTTCTGTAGCATATCCTGCATCTGCATCAAATTTTACATTAAATATTGATGGATCAAATGCAAGTGCTAGTGTTTCTAGTATAACATTAGTAGAAGAGGGTTCTGCTGTTGGATTAGAAAATGCTGCTTCAAATTACATTTTAAAAGTAATGCCTACGGATCCTAATGCACAGTTGATTGGTTCTACTGAGGCTCCCGCTTATATGTATAAATTTTTTAGAAGTAGTGTAAGTGCATCTTTTGCTTCCGGAATATTATCTGCTACAAGCAAAGTATTTACTGAACGTAGTTCTGATAATTATGATTTTAGTACTGGAGCTGAAACTGTAAGTACAACTGATGGAAATTATATTAGTAGTATTACTGGGAATAGTAGTGTATCATCTGGTAGAACACCGTATGTTCATTCACAAAAAATTGGTGGTACTACAACTAATTTATTTAGAATTTATACGAGAGCGGATGGTACTCAAACTAATGGACATTATGTTGTTGTTAGAGATATTAAAAGACCGCAAGGTTCTAATTCAAGTCCAGATTTTGCTGATTTTGGTATGGCTTTATACGATACAAGTGGTAATTTATTGGAAAATTGGAGTAATTTGAATATGGATCCAGATTCACCGAATTATTTAGTTAAAGTGATTGGAGATATGTTTCAAACTGTTAATAATGACGGTGAAATTACTTCATATGGTGATTATCCAAATCTTTCAAGATATATTCGTATAGGAGATCATAAAGAAAAGACTTTTAGAGCTAATAAAGAGCTACAACCAATGGGTTTTGCTGCAGTATATGATGTAATTGTTTCATCAAATTATGTACCAACAGCGTCTTTTGCTTATACTCAAACATACGATGGAGGAACTGGTGAATCTTCAATTTATAAAGAGGAATTGCCATATGGGTTTAAAATAAATCCTAAATATAATCAAGATGAATTGGCTACTAATTTAGCATATTTGTCGCCTGTTCCTTATAATGAAACGGTTGGAAGTAATGTTAGTATGAGTCTTGAAGATATGTATGGTTGGGGTACAACTGCGTCTTCTGAGTATAGTAGGTATACGAATTTTGCTATCTCATCTCAGACGTTAACGATATCTCAGTCTGTTCAACAGCTTAAATTTGCTCTTCCTTTTCAATATGGATTTGATGGTAATAATCCAGCGGCTGTAAAATATACAGGCACTTCAATTTCGTCTACTAATACGATGGGATTTGATTGTTCAACGACTACAGCAAGTGGTTCTGTGGCTTATAAACGGGCTATTAATGCTGTAGCTAATCCAGATGAATATGATATTAATATGTTGGTAACTCCTGGTGTGATACATAAACATCATCCAGTAGTAACTAATCATGCTATTGATAAAATAGAAGCTAGAGCTGATGCATTTTATGTAATGGATAGTGCTGATATTGATGATAATGTTGCAACAGCAGTTGATAATATTGTTAATTTGGACACTAATTATGTGGCTACATATTATCCGTGGGTTAAAATGGATGATCCTGCAGGAACGGGGCAAGTTTGGGTTCCGCCCTCAGTTGTGATTCCAGGCGTAATTGCTTTTACAGATAGAGTGGCACATGAATGGTTCGCGCCTGCTGGTTTAACTCGTGGTGGTTTAACTAATGTTAGGTTGACTAAGAAAAAGTTAACTCATACAGATAGAGATACATTGTATGAGGGTAGAGTTAATCCGATTGCTTCATTTCCTGGTCAAGGAGTGGTAGTATTTGGACAAAAAACACTACAATCTAAACCATCGGCTTTGGATAGAATTAATGTTCGTAGACTATTAATCAAATTGAAGAAATTTATTGCTTCTTCAAGTAGATTCTTAGTATTTGAACAAAATGATTCATCTACGAGAGCTAGATTCATGAATATAGTTAATCCGTTCTTAGAATCAGTACAAGCTAATAGTGGTTTGTCTGCATTTAAAATTGTAATGGATGATTCGAACAATACACCTGATGTTATTGACAGAAATCAGTTGGTTGGTCAAATCTTCATTCAACCTACTAGAACGGCTGAGTTCATAGTTCTGGACTTCACAGTACTCCCAACGGGTGCTGCATTTCCAGAGTAATTTATAAAGTCATTTATAATAGAAAAACCCCAGTTTTTGCTGGGGTTTTTTGTTTTTAAGAAAAACTGTGAAAAAACTATAAAATATTTGGTTAAAAGTTTTAACGATTTTTTAAGTTTTGAATATTTATATATGAAAGATGAAATTTTAATAGGAGAACTGAAATGCCAGATTTAATCGATCCTTCGGAGATAATGTTCACTCCGTTTGAACCGAAAACGAAAAATCGGTTTATTATGTATATTGAAGGTGTACCTGCATATTTAATAAGAACAGCTGGTAGGCCTCAAATTACTTTTGAAGAAATTGAATTAGATCATATCAATGTAAAAAGATATGTTAAGGGTAAAGGTGCTTGGGATACATTAGATATTACTCTTTATGATCCAATTGTACCATCTGGCGCACAAGCTGTTATGGAATGGGTTAGATTACATAAAGAATCTGTAACTGGTCGTGATGGGTATTCAGACTTCTATAAAAAAGACGTTACATTTAATGTGTTAGGTCCAGTAGGAGACAAAGTTGAGGAATGGACTTTGAAAGGCGCTATGATTCAATCTGCTAATTTTGGTGATATGGATTGGAGTGTGAGTGAACCTGCTGAGATTACATTAACACTACGTTACGATTACGCTATCTTACAATTCTAAGGAGCTTATGTGAATTTTTTAAAAGAAATGTTATCAGATGATACCAAGATATCTTCTAAAAGAACAGTTGGTTTCGCAGCATTTTTTATGTTGATGTGTAGTTGGGGTGCCGACACCTTTACTACATTTGAGGTAAAAGATAAAATATTAGAATGTTTTATGTATATCTCAGTAGTTGGACTAGGAGTTACAGCTGCAGAAAAATTTGGTAAAAAATAGTTATAGTTCAAAAAAATAATCAAAAAATAGGAGTCAGTTATGGCTGAGTATAATTTTCCTACTGAGATGGTTAGTTTGCCATCCAAGGGTTGGTTTTATGAAAGTGCTAATCCACTTTCAAGTGGAGAAGTGGAATTGAAATATATGACCGCAAAAGAAGAAGATATTTTAACATCTTCAAATCTCATCAAAAAGGGAATTGTATTTGATAAATTATTACAAGCATTAATTGTTGATAAGAAAATCAAATACGATGATATACTGATTGGTGATAAAAATGCAATAATGGTTGCTTCTCGTATATTGGGATATGGTAAAAATTATGTAATTGAATATCCACATCCAGATACAGATGAGTTAGAAGAAGTTACTGTAGATTTAACAAAGCTTAAAGATAAGAAAGTTGATTTTTCTAATTGCACTAAAGGTGTAAACGAATTTGAGATGACATTACCTACATCTAAAAGAGTTGTTACTTATAAACTACTTAGTCAGAAAGATGAAAGAATTATTGATGCTGAAATTAAATCTTTGAAAAAAATAAATTCTGATGTTGATCCAGATATTACTACAAGGTTAAAGAAAGCAATTTTGTCAGTTGATGGGGATAATAAAAAACAAGTTATAAATAATTTCGTTGATAATGAATTTTTATCGAGAGACGCATTCTATTTTCGTACAGAATTTGCTAAGATGACGCCTGATATAGATATGATTGCTGATGTTGTATTTTCAGATGGTACAGAAAGGAGTATAGGCGTCCCGATGACGCCTGGGTTTTTTTGGCCTAGTTCCTGAACATAAACCAGAAATTCACGAAGAAATATTTAATTTATTATATTACTCTAATGGTTCATTTACCTTTAGAGACACTTATAATCTTCCAATTTATCTAAGAAAGTTTTATTTAAAACGATTAGTAAGAGAAAAAGAAACTGAGAAAAAGATAATTGAAGAACAATCTAAAAAATCTAAAAAATCTATATCCAGACCTGCAATAAGTAAAAGATAATTTTTACTTAAACTGATATTTATTATTGATTAATCACATCTAATATAAAATATCGGAGAAAAAAGTTATGGCTAAGCCTTTTAATAGACAATCAGTTATTAAAGAATTTTTAGGTAGAATTATAAAATCTATTGGTAAGAGAAAAGGTGCTGCGGCTGCTAAACAAATGATGAAAAGTCCTGAAATGAAAAAAATAGTTCAGAAAAGTAGAGAGCTGGCAGATGAGTTTGAAATGGAATTAAGAAAAAAAGCAAAGGAAAATCCTGAAATTTGGCAAAAACATTTAGATAGTTATTTAAAGGATAAAAGAGGCTAATTATGGCTGTTAGTGATAATATAAAACAATACACAGAGGCGGTTAATGAGGCTAGAGATTTAGCTAAAACCTTACAAAAGGATATAGGTGATTCTTTGTCGGGTGGTTTACTCAACGCGTTGGGTAATATTGAAAAATTAGATAAAGCTACAACTAAATATGGAAAGAATCAAAAAAAGTTATATGAGGAATCTATAGACTTAACTAAAGATATACTCGATAATGTAAGTAACATAGGTACAGAAGAATTTAAAACATTTGATGTAGCTACTAAATTAGCTAAAGCTCGTAGGGGAACTGATCAAACTTTAGTAAAACAACTAACTCATTTAAAAAGTATAAATAAATTACAACAACAACAACATAAACAAATTCAGGATATGGTTGCTATAGCTAAAAAACCATTTGAATCTATAGATTCTTTTATTCGACAAATTCCTATTGTTGGCGATTTGTTAGCAGACGTTGCCGATTTTACTGGTTTGGGAGATAATTTTGCTACAGGTATGGTAGAAGGATTTACTTCAGGTTTTGTAGAAAATGCAAATTTAGCTGATAAAATGAGTAATTTTCTTTCTGGTGGTTCAAATGCTAAAAAATCTTGGAATCAAGTTCAAAAGTCTTTGGGTGGCATAGGACTTACAGCTGAAGAAATACAAAGTGCATATCATTCTCAAGATGGAATCGTCACCGGTATGGGACAGAGGTTTAAAGGATTGAATATAAGTATGAAAGGTATGGTAACTGTTGCTGTTCTTGGTGCGGCTGTACTTACTAAAATGGCTGTATCTATGATTTCTTTTGCTAATTCTACTGGACTAGCTTATAAAGATATGTTTCGTATGGGTGGCGCTTTACTTGTCAATGCTGATGCTGTTAGATCTTTTGCTGACGAACTTGGTACAGTAAATAATTTGACTACGATGCAAGCATTAGCTTTAAAAATTCAAGAGAAGAGATATGGTTTAACTGCAGAGTCTGCTGCTAAATTATTCGCAGTTCAGAGAGGTATTACTGGTTCATCAATGGATCAGTTCTTAGCATTAACAAAGTCTACCGCACAATTAGCTAGAATGGCTGGAGTTGCTCCAAAAGCTGTTTTTGAAGATATGGCTCAAAATGCAGAATTTATAGCTAAGTTTTCTGATGCAACAGGTGATAATATGAAGAAAACTGCAATAGAGGCACAAAGATTAGGTATAAATTTAAGTACGGTAGATAAAATTGCTGAGTCACTGTTAGATTTTGAAACTTCTATTGGTAATGAGATGGAAGCAGCAATGTTGTTAGGTAAAAACATTAATATGGATAAAGCTAGAGAATTAATGTTTACTGGTAAAACTGATCTTGCACTTCAAGAGGTAGTTAAGCAACTTGGAGTTGTAGGTAATTTATCTGAATTAGATTTTGTACAAAGAAAAGCTATATCTACTCTTTTGGGAACAGATGTCGCTGAACTGAGTAAAATTATTGGTGCCCAAGAAGGTGTAAATGAAGCTACGAAGAAAACTGTTTCTGGGGCAGCAATGTTAGGAATTGGACTTGGAGCTGCTGCTGGACTTGCTGCAGCAATAGTTCCAGCTATGATATCGACTATTCCTGGTTTACAAAAACTAGGAGTTAGGCAGTTACTTAAAGGTTTAGGTGTTGTTGCGATGGGAGCTGGCGCAGGTGGGATAGCTGGTGGTATGATTGGAGGATTTATGACAGAATCTAAAGGAAAATTACCAGAACTTCAGCATGGCGGTGTTATAGTAGGAGAAAAAGGACCAGAATTAGTTGCTCCAATACCTGCTGAAGGTGTAAATGTAGATACTAGAAAAATGGAAAGTTTATTAGGTCAGATGCTTGTACAATATGAATTTTTAATGAATCGACTTACTAGTAGAGTTGATGGCTTAGCATTATCATCGTAGGAGATAAGAAATGGGATTAGTAGACTTATTAACTGATTTAGAAAATTTCAAATTTGGAATGTCTTCACAAGAACAAGTAGATGAACAGATTGAGTCATCTCCGTCTATAACTAATGTTGTTTCCAGTGTTTCTAAACAAATAGAAATTAATAAAAAAATTGAATTTAGAGGTGGGCAATTTACACAAGTACCGGCAGGGTTAAATGAAAATAATCTTTTTGGTATTAAAACTTTTAGAGAAGTTGCTGATCCTCATAATATAGCGAGTTTTAGACAACCTTTTATATTAAGACCAATACCAACTGAAGGTGACGGTACGCCTGGAAATGGTAGGTGGGGATTTGATCCAATACCTGCTGATTCAGGTTTAGGTGGGTTTTTAGGAGAAGCTGCTTCTGAATTTATAGGTGGATTTTTTAGAGGCGCACCAACATTTACTGGTTTAGTTGAGAGGCATCTTATAGATAAATTAAGAATAGGTAAATTTTTATTAACACCAAAAGGAATTGGTTTTGTTGGAAAGCAATTTGCTTTACAAGCACTTAATCCTACATTAGAAAGTAAAGTTTATAATCCTATATCAACGTTAAATATTCCTTTAGGTGTAATAACTGATCCTAAGGTCATTGGTGGACCAGATACACCAGGTACAATTGGTGGACTTGCTACTTTACTTGCAGCAGTTGCTTTACCGATTGCACATACAGAAAGACATTGGGGTGGTGGCAGATATGAAAAAATAATAGTAGAATCAAGCAGACTGCAATTTCAAGCAAAAGCTTTTAGTACGATTATTGAAGTTAAATTGCCAGATCCTCCAAAATTGAAGACTGGATTCGGTTTACTTGATAATTATGTAAATAATAAAGTTGATGATTTAGTTGATAAGGCTGAAAGTACTTTAACAGCAGCTTCTGTTGTCCCAGATCTTATATTATCAGATCCAAATAGATATATATTTCCAGTGTCATCCGCACCAAAGACAGTAAAGGATGGAAGAGTTTCATTTATTGCTACTGCTGACCAATTAGCAAAAGATGATGCCATAGAAGTTTTAGGTAAAAAGGGCAGTGTTTTTAATAAGGAAACAAGTACTTCTGATGGTAAGCATGGTCATTATAATGTAAATGAAACTACTTTGGATAGGTATTCAACTTTATCATATGGTCAATTGCAGAGAGCAAAAGCTTTTATCAAACAAAATCAGATTCAGAAATTCCGCACAGGTTATTATGGAGCTGAATCACAAGAAAATAAAAAAGTGGGGAATCCAGCACATCCTACTAGAGTTTTTGATGATGCTAGATTGGGAATTATAAAAAAAGAAAAGTCTTATGTAACTGAAAATGTAGATAGAATAAATATGACACCATATGGTGCTTCTACTATGATGGATAAGGATGGAGTAACATTAAATAAAGATTTTATAAAGTTTAAATTTGAGGATATGGTTAATAATAAATGGATAGTTTTTAGAGCTATTCTCGAAGGGATATCAGATAGTATAACTCCTGAATATGGTGAAGAAAGATATATTGGTCGTCCAGATAAAGTTTATGTATATCAAGGTGCTGATAGAAATATAAGTTTTGGTTTTAGTATCTATCCAAAGACAAAGCAAGAGTTACCAGTGTTAATGGAAAAATTAAATTATTTAGTTGGTCTTTGTTATCCATCTTATACAGAAGGTGAAAGGATGATAACTCCTTTTATATCATTAACGTTGGGTGATATGTTTGATAAGGCTCCGGGAGTTTTATCTAGTCTTAATATTACAGTAGAAGATAATTCTACTTGGGAAATAGAAGACGGTTTACAATTTCCACATTATATAAAAGCACAGTGTGAGTTTAAGTATATTGGGAAAAGTATTCTTGCATCTAAAGGAAAGCATTATGGAATTAAGTGGTTGCCAGAAATTTTTGGTGATAAACCATTTCCGAAAAGAGGTTCTGCACAAATAGCTGGGAAAAAAGTAGATATGACAAAATTATTTTTTGATTTAGGGCAGGATAGAAGGCATTATGATGTTCCTTTACCAAAGGATCTAGAGTAGGATTTATGAGGACTAGGAGTGTTACTCAATGAGATACGATTCAGCAAAAATAAGAAGAGATAAAAATGGAACTAGGTATTACAAACCTACTATAGTTCCAAATGTCCCAATTAAAGATTCGGATATATTTGTGTATCCTGTATATGGAGATAGATTTGATATAATAGCTCAAAGGTATTATAATGACTCAACTCTTTGGTGGATTATTGCAAAGGCTAATGAACTAAGTAAAGGACAAATTTCACCAGATCCTCTTAAAAAATTAAGAATTCCAACAGAGATAGATGATATATTAGAATCAGTAGAAAAAAGTAATAGTTAAAAATGTTTGTAAAGTTTATTAGTAAACCAATTCAAGAAAAATTGAAAGCTAGAGAAAGAGCTCTCGCTTGGAAAACTTCTAATGTTAATGCTTCTGTAGCAAATGGTTCTTTAAGACCAAAAGACATTATGAGTAGAACCACTTTTGTTAGAATGTGTTCTAATAAAGATAAAGTGGATAATATTGTTATAGCCGGCGGTGAATTAAAAGATAGTCTTACTCAATTTGGTATGCAAGCAGAAAATAAAGGACTTTATAGAACTGCTCGTTATAAGCTATACGATACAGGATTAAGACCAATAGCAGGTATAAAAAATATTGAAGTTAGTTATGCAGGTGCATGGAAAGCTATAAGAGAAGCAACTGTTAATTGGACTGTTAGTTCGCTTGATGATTTGGATAGATTGACTCCGTATTTTTTAACTGTTGGAAAAACTGTTATAGTGGAATGGGGTTGGGTTAACTCTTCTACTAAAAGTTTTACTCAACAATTAGGGTCAGCACCTTTTATAACAAAAAAAGATGGTAAGTTTGAAGTAAATCAAGATATATTTTCAAATCCACAAGAATTAATACATAAAAAGGGTGGTGATTATGATGCTATTGGGGGCAAAGTCTCAAATTTTGAATATACGTTAAGATCAGATGGTGGATTTGATTGTACAACAAAAATTACTGCTATTGGTTCGACACTTTTTAAAAAACCTTTAGATACAGGTGCAAATCAAATAGATCTAGTATCAGCAGAAGAAGCTGGAAAGAAAAAACAAGGAAATTTTGATGGATTGACAAATGCTATTATTAATTTAAGATCTATAATAGTACACAATGTTTTTGGTTTAAGATATGTGCCAAAAGAAAAAATAATGAAGACAATATCAAGAAAAAAAATGGAAATGCTTGTAACTTTTGGTAATGATGGTAAAACTATTTATAATAGTAATTTTGGACTTGATTTACCAGGAGGAAAAAGTCCAGAGAGTTATGACTTTCCAATTACAAATTTTGAAGATTGGGATAGTACAAATAAGGACCGTAAACATTCTCTTGTTAGTACAGTAAGTACCAAAAAAAAGGGTGGTATAATTGGATATAGTTTTTCAGTAGATGATCGTAAAAATCCAAATGTTTTATGGACAATTTCAGGTGGCACTGGTAATAATCAACACGAAAATATTTTTGTGACTTGGGCTTGGTTTGAAGATCAATTATTAAACAGGTATATTTCATTTAAAGGTGGGGATGATAAAGATATTAAATTGACTTTAAGAAGTATTGATACAGTATTGGATAAAGATGGACTACCAATTAGTTCAGATCTTGGAAAAGAGTCTGAAGCGAATAAACAATTAGATGAAATAATAAAAAAATATAAAATTGATATGAATTTAAAAGATTATAATAAAGTATATAAAACGCCTACATTGATAAGAAATAATCCAGATTTTCTTTATCCTATAAACCCTTTTAAATTTTTTATACCAGAAAAAAAACCTATGGAAGAAAATGTATCATATACAGAAACACCATCAAAGAATTTAAGAGATTTCATAGATCTATTTCAAGTTTTTGAATCTACAGGTGAAATATTTGCAGATAATAATAGTGAAGGAAAAAGTAAAGGTCGTTTAAGAAACATATGGATTAATATAACAGAAATTCAAAAAGCATTTGGTGTAGAAAATGCTGATGCGGCAGAAATGGATGATGTAAATGTTAGGCCTCCAGGAACATTAGCAAAAGGTATAGAGAATTTATTAAATCAATTAAATGCTAATTTTCATAATTTTTGGGATTTTGAAATTACAGTAGATCCATACGATTCTACAAATATAAAAGTTATAGATAAAAGTTCAGTAAATTTAGGTATTGAATCTCTTGTATATTCTGAATTTGAAGAGAATTCTTATAAAGCACAAACATTAGGAATATATAAATTTCCATCTTTTAGAATTGGGAGTATTGTAAAAAACCAAAATTTATCTTTTAAAATACCTGATTCAATGGCATTGACTGCTTTATATGGGTCTAATAAACCAAGTAAAGATGTGTCTAATGAAAATTTCGTGAATAACGAAGAAATGATGATGTTGTTTTCAACTGATAAAGTTTCTGAGGGGAAGCCGGATTTTTGGAGTGATAAATATTTAAATAACTTAGAGAGATCTTATTATAGTCAAAATTTACCTACAAATGGCACACCGGCTGGTACACAAACAGTTGAAGAGTTGTTCTCAAAAGATGAAAATGGTAAACCTGAAGAAAAAGAAGAAAAAGTTGAAGAAGTAAAACCAATAATTATTGGAAGTGAAAAATCTGATCATAATTCTAAAATAAATATAGAAAATGGTATTTCAATAAATCCAAAAAGTGATTGGTGGAGACGGTGGACTGGAGTTGGAGTAAAAACTGCTCCAACTAAACATGATTATCTTTTAAGAGAACCTATAGTAAAATTTGATATTGATGAAGAAAATAAAATTATACTTGTTGAAGAATTTAGTCCGGAAGGTAGAGTATTAATGCCAGGTGAATTTTTAAAAATATCTGAAGTTCCAAAATACTATGAATATGATAATGAAACTAAAAATGTTCTTTTAAAAAAAGATGTACAAGCTTTAATTAGAGGTAGGTTAAACAGCCGTCAACTTAAAATTGATCCTTTAATACCATCAGAGTTAACTTTAGAAGTAGATGGAATTGGTGGAGTTGTACCAGGAGATGTTATCCATACCGATTATATTCAACCAAAGTATAATATAAATTTGATGGCTGATGGAAATAGCTATGGGCCCGTTGTATATTTTCAGATAGTGGGAGTATCACAAAAAGTAGATTCATCGGGTTGGATTACAGAACTTACAACTAAAATGAGAATGAATCATATTCCAGATATTATGAATTTAGGAATAGGAATAGGTGAACTTGATCCATTAGAACCTTTTAAATCGACACCGGATGTAACAACTACAATACCAGAAATTCTTCCAGATCCACCTGAGAGACCTAATGTTCCTGTTCTTAGTGAAGAAGAAGATGTTGCAGATGACGTACCCATTCCCGAAATTGAACTTGATGATTATGAGGCATGGGCGACGCTCCCACCAGCTTTGAAATTTAGACGTGCAGCTCCTCCAGAATTTTCTAAAAAAGCGGAGTTTGTGTATGATCCATGGATCATACCGCCATCAACACCTGAAATTCCAACTAAACATACCTTTGATCCTGAGTTACTTCCTGATGAACCTATACCAGACATAGCGTATCAAAGAGGATTGTATGGACCAATTGATTGGACGGATCTAAAACCGCTACCTGTAAAGGAAGAGCAAGTTATAGTTAGTAAGGAACTGCAAAAAAAGTGGACAGAGAAAAAAGAGCAGCCTGTTAAAAAAGAACAACTTAGATTTACAAAATATTTCGGTCTGATGTATAAAATATTTGGACCTACAGCAATTTTTTGGTGGGACTCAAGTTGGGGAACAGGTGCAGATACAGGTTGGAAAACTGCTTGGAAGGCTACAGATAACGTATGGTCGAAACTACTGTTTAATAAAACAAGTGTAAATCATATAGCAAGAGCTTTTGCTGGAGCAACTCCTGGATCACGTGCAACGCCTAAAAATAAAGAGTTAGGTTGGTATCCACAGGCAGATAAATATTTTGTGATTGGTATGAAGTATCCTGGAGTTGATGGTCAAGAATATCAGGTGTTGAATGTACTGTCAATTTCTATTTATCCACATCCAGCTCCAAAAACAGTTAGACTTTCCCTTATGCATATAGAAGGGCAGCATAATCAGCTTATTGATATAACTCCTGTAGTGACGGGACCGGCATAAACGGGAGATTAAAATGGCTATAGGAAAAGAGATAAGAAGAAGAAAAAAGAGTTCACCAAAAAAGAAAAGAGGTTTTCTTTCGGCTACTTCGTTATCGGTATCTAACTCTAATAAACTGAATAAAATATTAGAAGCAAGAAGACGTAAAGTATCTTTTATTAATCCTGCTATTAAGGATATTAATAAAAGGACAGATAGAGTTATAAAAGGTAAAGTAGCTAAAGAATTTCAGTTTGTAACGGATCAAGGAAAATTTGTAAAAAAAGGAACTATATATCATATCCATTATACTAAAGATTTAGGTGAGTATTTTATGATTGGCATTGAACATGATAATATTTTAAGTAAACTTATTTTTCCTTTGGATAGTGAGGGAATAACACAATTTGGTTATTATAGTAGTTTAAATAAACAAGAACCATTAACTTTAAAAAGTACTGTAACATATCCAACGGAAAAGGATTATAAAAAAGGAAGGTATACAAGATATTTTGCTAGAAAGGCAAATGAAAAAAAGTCGCCCCCATTTGAAGTTTCAGCGGTTGATTTAGGAACATCTCCGTTGTATATTTATACAACTGTAAATTGGAATTTAAAAGGAACTAAGGCACAGATATATTTTAGAAATAATAAACAGATTGCGTTAGCTATGAAAACTATACCTAACATTTATAGAATATTAAGTCCATATCAATTTTATAAAGCAGAAGAAAGTTTAACTCCTATGGAATTAGTAAAAGAAAGATTAGGTGCAGTGACTGTCACTGAAACAGTAAAGAAAGTAAAGAAAAAAATTAAGAAAAAATCCGGTTTAAAGAAAAGTAGAAAATCTACAACTACTAAAGCTGCAGCTAGAACCACTGTTGTGTATTAATTTTATATTTTGAGATGCTGATTTAATATATATAATAAATAAAGGTTTTATTTTGGTTATAGTAGAAAATAAAAAAGATTGGGAAAAGTTCATGGTAGAGTTTGAAGAGAATAACTCTATTGTCATTCCTATTCAATGTGATAAGAACAAGCACCCAATGGATACAAGGCTATGTCTATTATATATTAAGTTATTGGATGGAGAACTTGAAGAATATGTTTTACCATTCCGTCACTCCGATGCTATCAATTTAAAATCCAAATATATCACAATGACTCGGACACCCAAAGATGTGTTCACTTACGATAAGAAGAAATTGCTTCACTTTATTAAATGGGAAAACGTATATGATGTTCAGATGAATTATTATATGAATTCAAATGAACCATTGATGATTGATGATGTGATGACTAACGCGCACGAATACTTTTACAGAATATATTATAAGACACCTGATATAAATTGTGTTATTCCATTAATGAAACATATTGAGTGGTGTAGGCAGCTGGTAGAACGATTAAAAGTAGGTGTTCTTGGTACAGAGGAAGTTGAAGATGTATGTAACGTATATAATAAAGAAGTCATTGAAAATCTTCAATACATAGAACAGAGTGGATTACAAACCACAAAAGGTATGGTTTTTAGTGAATACAATCTTTATACATCTACTGGTCGCCCATCAAATAGATTTGGTGGTTTAAACTTTGCTGCTCTCAACAAATCAGACGGTAGCCGCAAGCAATTCATTAGTAGATTTGGTAAAGATGGAATGTTAGTAGAGTTTGATTATGATGCTTATCACTTGAGGTTGATTGGAGATGTGGTAGGTTATAATTTCCCTAACGGTTCAGTTCATAAACATATGGCTAAATTTTATGGTGTTGATTATGAGAAGAGTAAATCATTATCATTTAAATATTTGTATGGTCATATTCCAATAGATGTGGTACAAATGAATCCATTTTTCGGCAAAGTTTATGATTATATAAATAAAATTTGGGATACTTACAAATCAGAGAATTTTATAGTATCAGATATTTATAATAAGAAGATATTTAGGAAAAATCTATCTGATATGAATAAGAATAAGGTATTTAACTATCTTATTCAGCTGATGGAGACTGAAAATAATATGAGAATGCTGACAGAACTAATACCAAAACTCGAAGCGTATAAGAGTAAATTAGTTCTGTACAGCTACGATTCATTTTTATTTGATTTTTATTTGCCAGATGGGATAGATTTTTTATATGTGATGAAAGAAACCATTGAACAGAAAGGCAAGTATCCTGTAAGAGTTGCTAAGGGGTGGAATTATCACAAAATGAAGGATATAACGGGGAAGTTTAAATGATTACAGATTTAAATAAGATATTGGTTGAATGGGCTTATCGTACAAATGATGGTCAACCAAATTCAAAGAATAGTGCACATGTTATTATATTAGAAAGAGTGTTAAATGATTTTGGTTGGTATCGTGAAGCGAGAGCTGAGTTATTAAATAATTTGATGGAAGCAGAAGCTGACGTTGTTGAACCTACTTTAGCAAAAGCTAGAAAGAAGGCTGATAAAGGACAAACTTATAGTTCGCCACGATCTAAAAAAGTTTATACTCGTGGTAAAGAAGAAGAGGAAGGTGAAGAACCTGAAGATGTTGATAAAGGTGATGAACCTATTGACAGAGAAAAAGTTCTTGATGGGTTAGAAGATGATGAAGGAAAGCCACTATCTGAAAAACAAAAACAAATTCTGAAGGAGAAGCAAGACACCGCATTATATTATTTGAGATCGGATATAGATGATCCCGGCAGACAAAAGGGTATGAAAGGAAAAGTTATTTCCGAAGAAACTCACACGGCTCATATAAAATGTGCTGATATATTAGAAAAAATATGGGGCGGTAAGGAAGTATCAGAAGAGGAAAAAGCTTTTCTATCCAAATGGGTTGCTGTAGTTGAGCCAAGCGAAAGTAGTCCAAAAATGTGGAGAATGTATATTGCTAGAGAGCCAGGTAGAGATGGTGAAGGTAATTTTAATAGACTAAGAGGAATGCCTGCTGATAAGTTAGGCGGTAAGGAAGGTTTTGGTTCTAATAAACAGACTAAGGCTATGCAAAGTTGGATGCAACAACAGGGAATTAGAACTGTAAGAACTTCTACTTACGCTGGAAAATTATCTACTGCCAACCAAATATATGCTGGGGAAGATAGAAAAGTAAAAAAACTAAAAAAGATAGACCCAAAAGGAAAGCCGAAACCTGTAAAAAGAAATGAAGAAGGAAAAGTTGAAAGTGTGAGAATATCAAAGAATTTAACATTATTGAGAGTACCAAAAAAAGAAAATGAATCAAATGCCGAAAGAAAGAAGAGACAACAAAATAATGCACAGCTTGAAGAATATGGTACATTAATTGAAAAGGGTGAATTGGAATTTATTGATATGGATAGTGGTGTTAATCCAGATTCAGCTGAAAATAGAGTAACAATTATAAAAGAAGGATTAAAGGGAATGGCTGATAGATTAGACAGTTTAGGTAAGAGAGTAATTCCCGGCGTACCAAAGGGTCCTAATAATCCACCGCCAGTAGATTCCGAAGCACAAAATATCATTGATAGAATAAAAACATTATCAGAAAAAGATCCTAATAAGAATCCTGAAGAGTGGATAAAAGAATTAGATAAAATTATGGTAGATATGGAAGGTCATGAAACTTTAGGATTAGCTTTTGCTAATATCGCCGAAGTATATTCTTCTATAAAAACAATGCACGGTGATGGTAAGGGTACAGAAAAAGGTTCAGCCGCTTATTTACCTGAAAGTACAACTCTAGAAACTGTAGATGTTCTTGTAGTTACTCAAAGTGGTAAGGGAAAGAATAAGATAGTTACTATAGATGGTATTAGTGTTAAAAAAGGAGCGGGCGGTGCTAGTCAATTAACTGCTAAAGCAAAAAAGAGTGGTTTTAAAAAAGTAAAAGATTTATCAGCTAAAGAGGTTAGAGAAAAAGTAATCGCTCTTTCACGAAAACACGAAGGAATTTACGATAATGAGAAAGTTTATGAAGAAAATCCACCAAGTAAAGAAAGTGTAAAAAAAGAAACAGAACATCAAGAAAAACTAAAAACTGAAATAAAAAATGATGCGGCAGAGTTAGGTGTAGAACCTGCTTATATGGATTATATTGAAAAGAAAATGCATGAAAAGAAAAAAGGAAAGCCCTCACAGATAGAATCTGCTGTAGCTGGAATAATGAAGATTAGAAAAGAAGAAGGGTTGCCAGTAGGTCCTGAAATAGAAGCTATGATGACTAAACGAATGGAGAATTACTACTTATATCAAGCTATGAGTCATAGAGCTTATAATAAAAATGTGGAATGGCAAGGCTTTGGGAACGATAGTTTTGCAGTTAAAAGAGGAGAAATGACTATATCTGAATCGGATGGTGTTGATAAACTTGCTTGGCCAAAATTTGAATTTAATTTAGGATTTTCTGCTACTGGTAGAAGTACTAATGCTGGTGGCGGTCGATTCCATAATTCAGATTATGATGATCCGGCATGGGAAAAGTGGAATAAATGAAAACCCAACTACTCTGCACATTCACTCAACGAGATAAATTAGATGATATCTTGGAACTTATTATTTTATGTAATGAGGTACTCTATAATAAAATTTATGTGTTTCAAAATGGTAATGATTATCATCAGTTAATATGTACATATAATGTTGAATATGATGCTGAAAATCATCCTGAAGATATACCTAACACTATTTCACTTCATAGAAAAAAGCAGAGTAATACTTTATATACGATCAATGCACTTAATGAAGTTATTAGAGAATTGAATGGTGGAGTGTTGGATAAGAAATTTCCTGTTCCGTGGGAAGAATATCAAAATAGTTTATTGTTAACTAATGATAATGGACTAAATAAAATACCAACAAAAATTCATAGTATTGTTGATACAAAAAATTTGGAAAAAGATTAAAAAAATATTTGTATTTTGATTAAAAGCAAGATACTTATTATTGGTTACAATAGTGTAACTAAAAAATGACAAATAACAGATAAAATAGGAGAATAAAAAATGGATATTAATTCAATTCGTAAACGTCTTACTCAACTTCAAACAACTAGTAATAGAACTTCAAATCTTTGGAAGCCGCAACCCGGCAAACAGATTATTCGTGTTATACCATATAAACATAATAAGGATAATCCGTTCATTGAGTTGTTCTTTCATTTCGGTTTGAATAGTAAAACCTATCTTTCACCAATCACATTTGGTCGTCCTGATCCGATTGAAGAGTTTGCACAAAAACTCAAAACAAGCGGTAACCGTGAAGACTACCAACTTTCTCGTAAATTGGAAGCTAAAATGAGAACTTTTGCTCCAGTTGTTGTGCGTGGTGAAGAGGGTCAAGGTGTTCGTTTTTGGGGTTTTGGTAAGACAGTCTATCAAGAACTACTTTCTGTAATTGCAGATCCAGACTATGGTGATATTACCGATCCAGTAAATGGTCGTGATATATCAGTTGAATTTAAAACTGCAGAAGAAATTGGTGCTTCATTTCCAAAAACTACTATTCGTGTTAAACCTAATCAAACTCCAATCACAGAGGATAAGGCACAATTAGAAGGTATCTTGGACAATCAAAAAGACATTACTGAATTATATCAGGAACTTTCATATGAAGAACTTACTAATGTTCTGAATGAATGGTTGAATCCAGAACTGTCAGAGGAAGAAGTTAAAGAAACGGCTCCAACCTCAGTTGTTGCTGCTGAATCAACAAAAACTGTTGAAGATGCTAGTAAAGCTTTTGACGATCTGTTTAATAAGTAAATAAAGTGTGGTGGGGGCTTTATTGCTCCCACTATTTAATAGGAGATTCATATGTCAGTTAAAGATGATTTGGCTGGGGTACTAGCCGATTCTTTAAACAAAAAATTTAAAGACTATAAAGTTGCATATTTTTTAGATGGTACGAGTCCTACACCTACGGACATAAAAGAATTTATCTCTACAGGCTCAACAATGTTGGACTTAGCTATTTCTAATCAACCTAATGGTGGTATTGCTGTTGGTAGAATTACAGAAATTAATGGTTTAGAAAGTAGTGGTAAATCTTTAGTAGGTGCTCATATTCTTGCTGAAACTCAGAAAAAGGGTGGAGTTGCTGTTTATATAGATACAGAAACTTCAGTTAGTGAAGATTTTCTTGAAGTGATAGGTTTGGATATTAGTAAGATGTTATATCTACATTTAGAAACAGTAGAAGATATATTTGAAGCTATTGAAGAAATTGTAATGAAAGTTAGAGAATCAGATAGAGATAGACTTGTAAGTATTCTCGTAGATTCACTTGCAGGAGCATCTACCAAAGTAGAAATGGAAGCTGATTTTGAGAAAGATGGTTGGGCAACTTCTAAAGCTATTATTATATCAAAAGCTATGAGAAAGATTACTCAGATGATTGGTAGGCAAAAGATTGCTTTGGTATTCACTAATCAACTTAGACAAAAATTGGGAGTGATGTTTGGAGACCCTTGGACAACAAGTGGTGGTAAAGCACTTCCCTTTCATGCTTCTACTCGTATTCGTCTGAAGAACAAAGGACAGATTAAAGACAGTAAGAAAAATGTCATAGGAATGACTATTCTTGCACAGGTTATAAAGAACAGATTGGGTCCTCCGCTTAGAAAGGCGGAGTTCCCACTCTATTTTGAAAGTGGTATAGATGATGAAGGTAGTTGGTTGCAAGTGATGAAAGACCATGGAATAGTCAAAGTCGGTGGTGCTTGGTATACTTTGAAATATGGAGATGAGGTAATTAAATTTCAATCTAAAGATTGGTCGAGAATGTTGGAGAAAGATGAGTTTAAAAAATATTGTTATGATATGATATGCGATAAGGTAATATTAAAATATAACAAAGCTGAAATTGGTATCGATGATGTAGAAGTTACAGAAGAGAGTATGGATGGCTAATGCAAGATATCTTTCAATACTTGAAGAAATAAAAAATAAAGGCGGTAATTTAGACGCAGGTGATCCTGATGATAAGGTATTGATAATAGATGGCCTAAACACTTTTATTAGATGTTTTAGTGCTATACCAACTCTCAATGATGACGGTGCTCATGTTGGGGGAATAGTTGGTTTTCTAAGATCAATCGGTTATGCGATAAGGACTATTAGGCCTACTCGGACTGTCATAGTATTTGATGGTAAGGGTGGGTCTAACCGCCGAAAGAAAATATTTCCAGAGTATAAGGCTGGTAGAAAAATGTCTAAACGGCTCAACCGAGCTTATGATTTCAATGACAAGGAAGATGAGCGTCAATCTATGGTTATGCAATTAACCAGAGTGATTGATTATTTGGATTATCTACCTTTAACCACAATCACTATTGAGAACATTGAAGCTGATGATACGATGGCTTATGTTACTAAACAAGTTCTCACCACATCTAAAGTAGTTTTGATGTCAACCGATAAAGACTTTCTTCAGCTAGTTAACTACAGAGTGTCAGTTTGGTCTCCAACAAAAAAGAAGTTATATGACGCTTCAAAGGTATTAGAAGACTATGGAATACCATCTCATAACTTTGCTGTGTATAGATCTATTGATGGAGATAAGTCTGATAATATCAATGGTATTCGTGGTTGGGGATTGAAAACTATTCAAAAAAAAATTACCGTTTTTGCTCGAAGATAAGATATTTACTATTGACGATATTATTAATGAAGATGAAAAGCTTAAAGAAAGTGAAGAGTTATTGAAAAGAAACTATACGCTGATGCAGTTAGATGAAGTAGATATCAGCACTTCCGCTAAAACTAAAATCTTAGATAAAATACGAGAACCCATAAATAGATTAAATAAAATGCAATTTCAAAAACGGTTTATAGAAGATAGGTTATTTGCCACATTACCAAATATGGATAGTTGGTTGGTTCAATGTTTTGCTAGACTTAATCATATGGCTGAGAAAACTCATGGGCAGACAACGTAAATATAATTCAGAAGAGGAGAGAGGAGCTGCACAACGAAGGTGGTCTATGGAATATTACTATAGAAACAGAGCAGTTTTACAAGCAAAAGCTCGTCAACGGTATCGTAGAAAAAGAACGATGGAATTAAAGGAGAAACAAAGAAAAGAATTATATGGCGAATGAAAATTTTAATCAGTTTGGTCCCACATTTCAAGCAAAGGTAATATCATCTCTATTATCAGATAATAAGTTTATTCAAACTATTAGTGATATATTAGAACCAGCCTACTTTGATTCTGATGCCAATAAATGGTTGACTGAGAAAATTAGTGAGTATTTTATGGAGTTCAGAAAAGCTCCTACATTAGAAGTTTTAAAAATAAAAATTACTCAGATGGAAGATGATATTTTGAAAGTGTCTGTTATAGAAAATTTGAAAGAGGCTTGGAGAAATATAGAGGCTAGTGATTTAGAATTTGTAAAACAGGAAACCTTGGGGTTTTGTAAGAATCAGGTTCTTAAAGGAGCTATTGTAAAAGCAGTTGATTTATTGGAACAGAAAAGGTATGATGAAATAAAAACAATCATAGATGCTGCTATGAAAGCTGGCAGTGAAAGAGATTTAGGTCACGATTATATAATTTCATTAGAAGATAGACTTACAAAATCTGTAAGAAATACGTTAGAAACTCCATGGGATTCTGTAACTAATATTATGGATGGCGGGTTAGGAGCTGGTGAATTGGGAGTATTAGTTGCTCCCGCTGGTATTGGTAAGACTTGGTGTTTACAATCTATAGGTGCTTATTTGGTTAAGATGGGTAAAACAGTGGTTCATTATACATTAGAGTTGAATGCAGATTATGTTGGTTTAAGATACGATACAGTATTTAGTGGAACGCCTACTGCTAATATAAAATTTTATAAAGATGAAGTACAGAAAGTAATTGATAAACTTAAAGGGAAGTTAATGATTAAGTATTATCCCACACGTTCTGCTACAGTAAATACAATATCGGCACATCTTAAACAGATGGAGATACAAGAAATTAAACCAGATGTTGCAATTGTAGATTATGCTGATATTTTGAAACCTACAACATTTTACAAAGAGAAACGGCATTCTATAGGTGAAACTTATGAAAATTTACGTGGTATAGCTGGAGAGTTTAATATTCCAATATGGACAGCATCACAAGCAAATCGTAGTTCATTAGAAGAAGAGATTATTGACGCTACTAAAATTGCTGAAGATTATAGTAAAGTAATGACAGCTGATTTTGTAATGTCAATAAGTCGTAAAGCAGAGGATAAGATTGCAAATACAGGTAGGTTTCATGTTATAAAAAATAGGTTTGGTATTGATGGCATTACATTTCCAGCAAGTATTAATACGAATACGGGAAAGATAGAGGTATATGAAGCGTCTACGCAAGGAGGGAAAATGGTACAGGGAAAGATGGATAATTCAGAAGAGTATTTACGAAAAACTTTATCTAAAAAATATAAAGATTATGAAGGTTTTGAGTAATAAGAATTTGTATATACAATATTTAAGATAGTAAGGAGTTACTATATGGGAAAGTTTACATTATCAGGAAATTTTATAAATAAATATAAGAGGAAAAGACCTCCATTTGGTTTTAATGGTTTAGGTGAATTAGTTTATATGAGAACTTATTCTCGTATTAAAGAAGATGGTAAAAATGAACGTTGGTGGGAAACCATCCAACGGGTTGTAGAAGGTACTTATTCAATGCAAAAAAATCATATTGAATCTTATCAATTAGGTTGGAATGCCTGGCAAGCCCAAGCGTCAGCTCAAGAAATGTATGACCGAATGTTTAATATGAAATTTTTACCTCCTGGTCGTGGTCTTTGGGCAATGGGAACGAAGATTACAGAAA